AACAGAAACAACCCCTCTTCCAACAGGAAAGGGGTTTTTCTATTTCTAAACTATTTATTACATAAACGAAAGGAGTTACCATGGGTAAACGAAGAAAGCGCCTTACAATGGCCAAATACGCAAAGAAGTATGCAAAAAAGAGGGCAGCAATAGGTTTCAGTCTCGGAAAGGTTCAAGAAACAGTAAAGGAAGCAGTATCAGATGCAGTTGAGACTGTTCTGGAAGCAGCTGTCGATGTTGCAGAGAAGGTAGAAGAGGTTCTTGATCAGACTCAAGAGAAGATCAATGCTTTAAAATTCATAAATGAAGAGGAAACTGTTCAAGTCGAAGAGCCAAAGGTCGAAGAGCCAAAGCCTACAAAGAAAAAGACCGCGCCAACCAAAAAGAAAACTACTTCTACAACGCGCAGAAGACGAACCACAAAAACAAAAACAGACACCTAGGTGAAATGCGGTCCCAAACAACTAGTTATATTGATAAACTATAACTTGTGAGGGACCATGAATGTCTTTGCCAACTTTAACACCATCCAGCACACTTTCTGCTGTGGTGCTTCCTATTACGGGTACAGCATCAAATGTAAACGCCGCTGTACCATATAAAATATACTCTGACCCACTGGCGCCTCTGTATTCTGAAGAATTCATGACAGGAGCAGTAGATCAGGTTTCTTATGTTTACAAAAAGCTCGGCGGTGATATACTTGACATTGAAATAACCGAAGGAAACGTTTATGCAGCGTACGAAGAATCAGTACTGGAGTATTCTTACCTGGTTAATGTACACCAGGCATCAAATGTCCTATCATATACTCTTGGCAACACCACCGGTAGCTTTGATTCAAAGGGCAACATAGAGTCGGGTGATCTTTCGTCTTCACTTGGCGGCACTCACGTTGCCTTGAAGTATCCTAAGTTTGATTATAGCTTGTCTAGAAAGGTCGGACAAGGCGCCGGCGCAGAAGTGGGTTTAAATGGTTCAGTTCAATTTTCAGCTTCAGTTAGTATAACGTCAAGCGTCCAAGATTACAATTTACAGACAATTATAGAGAACTCAGAACAATATTCAGGATCCGTTAATGGTAAGAAGATTCTTATAAAGAAAGTCTTCTATAAGACTCCGCATGCGATGTGGAGATTTTTTGGATATTACGGTGGTCTCAATGTTGTGGGCAATTTACATAATTATGGCCAGTTTTCAGACGACTCGACATTTCAATTGATACCGGCTTGGCACAACAAGGCTCAAGCCATGGCGTTTGAAGACGCGATATACACCAGGATGTCTCATTTTTCCTATGAGTTAAGGAATAACAACCTAAGATTACATCCGATACCCCATAAGGGCGGCCCAAGTAAAATGTGGGTAGAGTTTTCAATAGCCACAGACGCATGGGATAACACAGATACGGAAACCGATGGTATTAACAACATGAATACTCTTCCAATAGGAAATCTGCCGTTTAACAACATAAATTCAATCGGCAAACAGTGGATCCGCCGCTTTGCCTTATCACTCTCTAAGGAGACTTTGGGACAAGTAAGGTCAAAGTTCGGCTCTGTACCTATTCCTGGCGACAATGTGTCTCTAAATGGGGCAGCGCTGCTCTCCGAAGCCAAAGCAGAGCAGGATAAGTTAAGAGAAGAGTTGAAGTCCACCTTGGCAGAGATGACATACGCTAAATTGATTGAGAAAGACGGAACTATATCAGACAATACAGAAAAGGTTTTAGATAAGGTACCTAACTTTATCTTTGTGGGGTAATTAAATGTCGGATGATAACAAATGGTCACAACCTGATGCACCACCTCCACCTCTCTTTACAGGAAAGAAGGAAAAAGACTTCGTAAAACAAGTTAACGACGAAGTTATAGAAAGAGTCGTTGGTCAAACTATCGCTTATTATCCTATAAGTTTGGACCACACCAATTTTCACAACATCTATGGAGAAGCAATAGACAAAAACTTTCTAAACCCAGTTAGAGTATATGCTATGGTCAAATATGACTCGCAAAATACCACAACAACACCTCTCGGTGTTGACAGAATAGAGAAAATAACAGTTTTTTTCCACAAGAGAAGATTAACGGAAGATCAGGACCTTTTTGTTAGAGAGGGTGACTTCATACAGTACGGTCAACATTTTTACGAGATCTTAAGTCTTGTCGAACCTAAGTGGCTTTACGGTCAAGTGGAATCAAAATTTGAAATCGGCGCTACATGCGTGAGAGCTAGAGAGGGATTATTTAATGTCTGACGGAAAGGTACCAGTAGAGGGTTCTTTGGTAAGGAAATTACACTTTGAGCCATCTACAATTGAAACAATTGACAGTTCTGTGTTAAAATACTTTGAAAGCCTGGACCTTTTTGCTGACACAAACGAAGGTTGGCGAAAGGTTCCTATTGTGTGGGGTACTGCAGAACGCTCTTACCAAGTAAAGAAGAATAAAGACATAAGAGACGCTCAGGGAATGCTTAAATTTCCGATCATCTCAATAAGAAGGACATCAGTGACTAAAGACATGGCCAGTAAGGGTGTATTTCAAGGGAACGTTCCAGGCCAACCAGACGAGCAAGGAGGCTCGTTACCGGTTTCTAGAGTAGTCTACCAGGAGAAAACCACAAAGTTCGCTTCAGCCGATGCTTTAAGGCTTCATGGACAAAGTAACTATCCTAGACCAAACCCAAAGATAGTGTATAGAACTATAGCCGCACCCATGCCGGTAAATGTTACTATAAATTATGAAATTACAATAAGAACAGAATATCAGCAACAAATGAACGATTTAATCTTGCCTTTTGTGACGATGCCTGGTACAATAAATTATATAAGGCTGTTTGAAGGTGAACATCGCTATGAAGGATTTATACAAGGAGAGTTCCAAAATGGAGATAACTTGTCAAACTTTTCATCAGAAGAAAGAAAGTTCGAAACCAAGATAACGCTAAAGGTGATTGGATATTTGGTAGGACAAGAAGACAATAGAGACAAACCTCATTATTCCGTGAGGGAAAATGCAGTAGAAGTTAAGATCCCAAGAGAAAGGATATCTTTGAATGAAATTCCAGACCATGAATTCGGAGCTTATTATGGTTTAGCTGGAATCAAAGACCCTGTGATATTATCTGGCTTCCCGGCGCCGTTTATATTTTCTAACGTGCCAGCTGTTGGTAGCGGAGGGGGATCAACCGCAGCATCTTCAACGTCTGAATCTAGCGTTTCAAGTAATATTGTGACGGATGGTAACTTTTCTCAAGTTTTAGCAGATAATTTAGTAATTAGAGAAGTACTTAAAGCAGACACGGATGGTGTCCCGAGTCCTGCAAATCAATTGACTATTACTGGAGCTACAGTTAGGGCAAACACAGAATCACTTTACGTGAACGGTGTCCTTCAGTCTGTAGGGGGAAGTAACGATTACACCATAAGTGGAAACGTAATAACATTAACTTATAATTTGGATGCAGATGATGCTGCATTCGTGACATACATAAAACAATAAAGAAAGGAAAAAAACATGTCAGAACAAGAAACACAAAATGAAGAAGTAACCCAAGAAGAAGAGTCACAACCGGTTGATATTGTGGAAGTTGAATGGGAAGAGGTAAAGCAAATCGTCGCAGCACGAGACCGACGAGTTGAAATAGATAATATTTTGGCCTCCATGATGCTTGAATATGAAAAAAAGAAGCAAAGTCTTCTCATAGAATCTCTACAAGTAGGAGACTACATGTATCAGCTAGGCCAAGAATTGAAAGATAAGAAAGCCATCAACGTAGAGGTTACATATCAGTTGACTTTGCCAAAAAATCCAGGAGAAAAAGCATACTTTGTCCGAAAGTAAAATGATTATGTCTTGCGCGCCACTACTTAGTTATACATGAATGAATTAGGGAGCAATAATACATGTATACTACAAGCGACATAGGAATAGCAGCATATTTACAGTTGAAAAAGTTTAAACTATTAGAGTGCAAACGTTTGGAAACTGGAAAATTTCATTTTGCTTTTGAAGATCCCGCCGGCGAATGTGCCCCTGCAGCCTTAGAGTTTTTAGATTCAGATTTTTGCAAATTTGACAACAATGTTAGAAACTTAAAGAAAATTCTCTTCTCTTGAACTTATAAAAAACTATTTATAAGCAGACGTTCGTTTTATCCCATAAATTCCTATCCAATCAAATTTATAACATTTAACATTTTTTCCCATCCTATAAAATAATATCAATTTATATTCAATTATATTTTTTTATTGTCAAATTCATATATAGGAGGAAAAATATATGGCATATGAATTAGCAAATGCTATAGCTTCCGGATCAGCTGCACAAGACGTAGCGGGTTCTTCCAATGGTCAAGCTTCTGGTGGCCGTTTTAGTCCAAATGGTTCTAAAATAGCTGTTACCACTACTAGACAAGGCGGAGCCGGCTCCACAGATCAAGGTGTAGACTTTTACGTATCTTCAAGTGCAGACGGATGGCATCTTAATGCTTCGCTTGATTCTGATAGCGGAAACGCGATTAGACAGATTGTTTGGTACGATACAGATACTGTTTTTGTAGTAGAAGGTAACACAACAGTAGTACAGTACAATTCAGGCTCCAGCGGAGGCTGGGCGCATCAGCGCCTGTCTGCGAATGTAGGCTTTACTGTAATGGACATAGTGTTTAACCCTAGTAAAACAAGAGCCCTTGTTTATGGTGCAACAGCCAAGCTATACGCATATACTGTTTCGGATTCAGGCGCCTGGTCGCTTGAAAAGAATTTCAGTCAAGTCGGTCACAAACCGAATGCAAACATCAATGATGTATCTTGGATAGATAATGATACATTTGTTGTAGGTGAACCAACAGCAAACACCAACAGAGGTGAGTTGCAGGTCTATCACTACAATGGAAGTTGGTCTAAGACCGAACAAGTAGCTGGTAGTGCTACAACTATAAATCACTACTATTTAGGTGATTCTGTTACTTGGCACGCTTCTAGTAGTACCATAATCGCTGGTGCAACAATCGGCGCCGGCGGATCGACTACCGAAGGTGGTTTATTAATGATACCATCCAGTAGTGGATATGGTTTCTTGCCGGCTTCAAACCCTGGCTGGCATGGATACCAAGTAAATACAGATTCACTTAGTACAAACAATAGTGGTCAACCAAGAAGAGCCTTGCCTTACGGCCTAGGCATAAGACAGGACCCTGAAAACGATAACGCGTTTTTAGGAGGATTCCAGTCTCAGACTGGTAGCCCTTTTGATGATGGTGTTATCTACACTTTAGAGTCTGGATCTTCAGAAGGTTGGAGAGTTACTCAGTTATACAACGATCACGCACATCACGTTGCAAGTGTTAATTTTAATATTGATCTTTATGATGGTACAGCTGTCACTAATAACAATATTCTTTATAATGCAGATGCAACATTTAAGGTATGGGCAATCGCAGAGTATAATCCACCCGATAATACGGGCCCTTCAGTTTCATCGGTAGCTATTACTAGTGCAACCAATGCACAAAACAGCACACTTAATGAGGGTGATGTTGTTAGTGTTACAGTGACTATGGACGAAGCAACTGTTGTTAATACAACAGGTGGTACCCCATACATAACTTTGAGTGTTGGCGGAGTCAGCAGAAACGCTAGCTATGCTAGTGGTACTGGTACGACTGCACTTATATTTCAGTATACGATTGCAAGTAGTGAAACTACAGATTCTGATGGTATATCTATCGGATCCAACGCGATCGCACTAAATAGTGGAACCATGCAGGATGCTGCAGGTAACAACGCGACTATTACACATAGTGCAGTTTCGGCAAATTCATCTTTTAAGGTGGACACAACGAAACCAACAATTAGTTCACTTTCGGTAGCAGCTAATAACTCTACCGTAACTGTTACTTTTGCAGAGGCTGTTTATGCAGGTTCTAACGGCACTGGTGATTTAGTTGCAGCAGATTTTACCTTGGGTTTATCCGGGGGTAATCAAGCTAATATTAGTTTGAACGCGACACCATCCGGTATTTCAAAAACCAGTCAGAGTATCTGGGTATTGACCCTTAATGGAACAGACCTAGACTCTATAGCGCTAGGAACAGAAACTTTATCAGTTGATGCAGCAAATAACACATCAATCTATGATTTAGCAGGTAACGCTCACACAGCCGCCGCGAGTACTGTATCTTTAAACAATACAGCAGCTATAGATGATGCAGTTACATCAACTATAGGCTCATCCGGAGGTACTGTTAAGGCAGGTAATACTACCGTATCACCAGATGTTACAGTTACTATCCCTTCCGACGCACTATCGGGCAATGTCTCTATAGGTGCTAGCGTTGCAACAGCTTTTGATCCAAAAACAGCTGGAGTCACGCAGGCTGGCGGCGCGGTGGGAGAATCGCTATCAGCAGTCATTAGATTAACACCCCATGGTCAAGCATTTGACCAAGCAGTTACAGTTCAGTTTAAGTTAGAGGGTTCCGCTGCAGGATCTTGCCCAACAAATCTACAGATTTGGAAGAGAAATTCTGCAACTGGTGTTTGGTACCAGTTACCCGGTGATTTATGGAGTTGTTCAAGCGGAACAGTTTCAATATCTACAACTAGTTTCAGCGATTTCGCTGCTTTAGGAGGTAATAACATGGCTAGAACAAAGATAAATAACGTACAGTTGGCGCGTTTAGCAGAGTCCAACAAGGTCTTGCCAGAGGCCATTAACATTACTGGCTCCGCGGAATCTTTAGTAACATCTGTTAATGATTCCGACGTATTCATTCTCCAGCAAGCTGGAGCGCTCGCAAAACACGTCTCAGGTTCAGTACTTAAAAGTTATTTTGCAGGTGGTGGTGTTGATGTAACTGCATCTGCGGTTAATGAAAATTACAGATTGACGTTTGTTGATCACCAAGATACGTCACAAATCGGCCTTGCGGTGGATAGTGACCTTCTTTATAATCCAAGTACCAATACTTTGACAGCGACGAAGCTTTCGTCCACAAACGTTGACGGTATTCTTGGTGCAAATAGTGCTGCTGCAGCAACAGTGACTACATTATCTGCAACAGGTGATGTTGATCTTGGTAACGCAACATCCGATACCATCACAGCTACAGCTCGTTTTGATTCGGATCTTGTACCAAGCACAGACTCAGCAAGAGACCTGGGTACATCTGCACTTCAGTGGGCAGAGGCACACATTGATGCAGGTTATATCGATGCAATTACTGTAACAGGTACTTCTACATTGACGACGGTTGATATCAACGGTGGTAACATTGATGGCACAGCCATCGGTGCAGCTTCCCACTCAACTGGTAAGTTTACAACTGTTGACGCTACGACCGACTTCACTATTGATGGGTTGGTCATAACTGCAGACACTATCACAAATGATGCAGCTTTGGAAGTTGCGTCAACCGGACTGACGCTCAATGCGTCTTTAGATATAGCATTGTCCGCTGATGGCGGCAACGTCACGATGGATGATGGTACAACCACAGTCTTTGATTTTAATGTTGACGATCCGGCACTTAAAATAATGGATGATGCGCAAGTGACAAATTATTTGTCCTTGGCTGTTGGTGCTAACGGAGCTACAACGATAGAGACAGTTGATGCTGACGCCGCTGCAGCAAATCTACAGATTACTGCAGATGGTACTGTTGATATTGACTCTGCAGGTCTTATGACACTGGATTCTGGTGGAGCAATCAACCTTGAGCCAGCTGCTGGTTCTGCCATCTTGCTTGATGGTACAATCAGTGTTGATGCGGGTGTCGTTACTGGTGCCACTTCAATAACTTCAACAGCGTTTGTTGGTGCTATTGACGGCGCCCTTGGTGGTAATACACCAGCCGCCGCCACAGTAACAACACTGTCAGCGACAGGAGACGTCGACTTGGGTGATGCAACCGGTGATACAATCACGGCGACCGGTCGTTTTGACTCGGACCTTGTTCCAAGCACAGACTCAGCAAGAGACCTGGGTACATCTGCACTTCAGTGGGCAGAGGCACACATCGATACAGGTAATATTGATACTGTTGTTGCAACTGCTATTACTGCTTCTGCAATTAGAGTTACAGAACTTGATGTTGTTACAATCAACTCAATTAACCAGACCGAAGCAACTCTGGAAATCGAAGATAAACTCATTGTTTCGGCAGTCAGCGCATCTTCTGCGAATGCAGATGGCGGTGGTTTACGAATTGGTGGAGCTGACAACCAAGCAGCAGGACACGCTTCTGTGCTTTGGAATCACGCCAGTTCTTCAATGCATCTCAATGTCGGTGGCGAAGTTCAGATACAAATAAAAGACGGCGCTCTTCTTCCAGGAAAAGATGACAACGTTGATATAGGATCTGCAACGGATACACTGCAGTTTAAGGACCTTTATCTTGACGGAACAGCAAACGCTGATGCCTTGGCTTTGAATTCGGGCGCAACGGTTACTGCTATTCTTGACGAAGACGCCATGGGATCGGATAGTGCTACAGCGTTGGCTACACAGCAGTCAATCAAGGCTTATGTTGATGCAAACGGTGGAAACTTCTACCTAGAAGATGATGATGGTACAGAGGTTCAAATTACCAATAGCAAAGAAATGAAGTTTATTGGTTCTGGTATCACTACTAACTGGACAGATACATCCGATGGTAGTGATGGTGATCCTTATGACTTGACCTTCACAGTAGATGCTGCACAGACTGGCATTACATCTATCTTGAACAGCAGTTTGAAGCTTGGATATGGCGCATCTGATGCATATATTCTTTTTTCAACTGATAATGAAATAAACTTTGCTATCGATAACACTACTCAGGTAGTGGTTGATGATGGTACTTTTCACCCTGAAACAGATAGTGATGTAGATTTGGGTACAACCGCTAAGCGATTCAAAACCGGTTACATAGACGATATTACTGTAACAAACCACGTTACAGCATCGTCCTTGATATCAACTGGCGACGTACACGTCGGCGCTAACGGTCACCTTGAGACAACCGACGGTGGTAATGACCACTCCATCTTCCCAACAATGACTGGCCCAGGCCAGACATTGACACTTGGTGGTGGTTCTGCTATCAGTACAGCAGGTAGCTTTTCCGCTGCAGCTGCAACAGTAACAAGCTTGAGCGTTTCTGATGGTAACATCACAAATGTTGGAGACATAAATGCTGATAGCATTAGTGTTGACGGCGCCGCAACGGGCTTGAATATTGATGGCTCCGGTGCAGACACCACAAAGTTCAAGGTAACCATGGCAGATAACTTGGCAGACGCTCTCAATATTAATGAGGGTGGAAACTCTTATCTTAAATTCGTTACTACGAATGGTTCTGAGCAGGTTGTGTTTGGTAAGAACTCCACTTTTGCAAGCACCACAATTGCTGACCTCGGTACTGTAACAACTGCAGACATCAACGGTGGTACAATTGATGGCGTAACATTAGGTTCAACAAATACAATTAATGTTACAGCAATCGACCTTGATGGTGCAACAGCACTTGGTGGAGCAAGCATGGCTCAGGCTGACTTGTTACTCATCGACGATGGTGCCGGCGGTACCATGAAGTCTGTTACTTTCTCGAACTTTGAGGATTCAATTTTCGGAAATGTTTCAGGTGACGCAACAGTCGCAGCAGGTGGTGCTTTAACAATCGCCGCCACCGCGGTCGAAGGAAGTATGCTTAATAACAATATCGTTAGTGGTCTTGATGATATCAATGCTGCTATCGCAGCAACTGACGAGATGATCATCAGCGATGCTGGTACAATCAAGAGAACAGACGTTTCACGTCTTGGTACCTTCTTGGGCGGCGGCGACGGCCTTCAGGTCACATCTGGTGTGTTGAGTATTACTCCTGTAGAAGACATTTGTTCATCAGCATCAAAGAATAGTATCCTTTCAAATGACTTGGTTACAGCTTCTTTAACGCAGGATATGGTATCTGGTTCACTTCAAGTATTCTTGAATGGTATGCTACAGACACCTTCTGGCTCGGTTCAGGGTGGCTCTGATCACACCGCAATCTACGACTATTTGTTGATTACTTCTTCGCATGACGGTGAGGCCTTCGCAGGTAAGCCTAAGGTTTGGTTTGCACAGGCTATTGATAGCGACGACGTCATTCAGCTCCGTTACATCAAGAAATAATTATTCCTACCAACTTTCCTACCCAAGCCCGGTTTTCACCGGGCTTTTCTTTTTCTTGTTGCCGTTGCAGGATAGAAAAACTATTTAATAAGTAAAATAACATTTACTTTAAGTTCCTCAAGGAGATAGCAACATGGCAGCTAGAAAATTTAAGTTCGTTTCACCCGGAGTTTTTCTAAAAGAGATTGATAACTCACAATTACCCAAATTACCTGGAAATATAGGCCCAGTAATAATCGGAAGGACCAGAAAGGGTCCAGCGTTAAATCCAGTAAAGGTAAATTCATACGCAGAATTTGTAGAAATGTTCGGAGAGACAGTCCCCGGAAACCAAGGCGATGATGTGTGGAGAGAGGGGAACGGTCTTTTGTCCCCGGCTTACGCTCATTACGCAGCAAAAGCATATTTCGCCGCAGACATTGATTCTCCGGTAACAGTCATAAGACTCTTAGGAGCTTCAGGTGATAATGCAACCTCAGCCGCCGGCGCACAAGCAGGATGGGCAGTAGACAAAGCCTGGGCCCTTATAACTTACCCTTCGGGCTCATCTACCGCTAATGACCATACAGTTTCAGCGGTATTTTATACGCCTGCAACGGGTACCATGGTGCGATTAGCAGGTCAAGGCGAAGGCGCCGATTTTACAAAAGACTCACCAGCTGATTTTGGAACTTCAGTGCTGACAGATACCAACGGAGATTTCAAGATTATAATCTCAAGCACAGATAGAGACACCAAGGAAGTCCCGGTAAACTTTCGCAAGGGAAGCAAAAATTACATTAGAAGCGCTTTGAATACTAACCCTGTATTAACAAACACTAGTGTATCTTATATAACATCTGGTACGTTGGCGGACAAGTACTGGCTCGGAGAAACATTTGAGGAAAGTTTAAACTCAGCTTCCGATGCCAAGAAGTGTGGATATATGGTTCAGTTGCAAGCAGAAACAACTGACTTCGAGGATTATACTCACGATGCATCTGCGGGAAGAACAGGTTGGGTATTCAGTCAACATGAAGGTACCGCCAAAGACTATACTGCCGAAGATATGCCTTTGCTATTCAGGCTGATCGCGTTGGCTGAAGGTGAAGAGCCTTCAAAGAATTTAATAGTATCAATCGAAGATATAAGAGTTCCGCAAACCGGAGACACTGATCCATATGGTTCATTCTCGGTTGTTATTAAAAAGGTTTTTGGAACAAAGCTAGAAGTAGTGGAATCTTTTGTCGGTTGTAATTTGAACCCTAATTCTCAAAATTATGTTGCGAGGCAAATCGGAGACCAATTCTTCCAGTGGTCTTCTGCAGAAAAGAGAAATAAGGTTTACGGAAACTATCCAAACAATTCAAAGTATATCAGAATCGACATGGACTCAAATGTCGACATGGGTGCTGTGTCACCCTCTAAGGTACCTTTCGGATTTTATGGACCGGTCATACCAAAAAGAATAGAAAAAACTGTTAGTAGCGGTGTTATCAACGAGATAGGCGGCGCCAGCACTTTTATTGAAGAAAGTACTCGATTCAAAGCTGCGAATGTAGCAGACGCAGGTACTGTAACAATCCGTTGGCCAAGTCTAAAGACAACAGTTAGTGCCTCCGTAAGAGGAACAGACAGCTTTGGAGCGGCAGTTTATAAATTGTCAGGAGATAATCTCACCAGCGAATTAGACACAGGCATGATAGATTACATTAGGAAGATGCCTGCAGGCTTAGCGAAGCAACAAACTGATGGTATTTCCGACGGCTCGACAACTGAATATGCGTTCACATTCAGTTTAGATGAAATCCGTTTAGAGGGGTCAAATTTAACTGATACTTCACTTGCGAATGTAACATCTTCAGTTTTCGTTAGTGGTTCTAGAGCTTGTCAGTCATCAACAGCAACAATTCTTGTGAAAACAACAAATCCAGCGCAACTTAGAGATATGAAATTCACACTAGTGGATACTGCAGGGGTTAGTAAAGAATATCAAACCCATGATGCTCTTCATGATGATTACGAAACAGGCGAGGTTAGTTCTAACGGCGCTTCAATTCTTGCAGACATTAAAGGTTTAAGCTCTCAAGGCACGATTGCAGCACAAATTAAGGCCGCTATAGAATCAACCCTGGGCCACAATGGTTCAATTACTTGTGCACTTAGTACGACATCAGCAACAAATGACACAATTACAATTACTCAACTAGCTAAAGGCACCGGCGGCAACACAACTATAAGTGCCGTAACAAATGGTAACGCAACACATCTTACAATTAATGGCGCCATTACACAAACCGCTTTTGCTGGGGGCGTCGGAAACGCAGAGGGAACCTCATATACTGCTGATAATCCAACAAACGGGGTCTCAAACTTGTTAGAGCTAGGTTTCGATAAGTTCCAGATGCCTCTCGTCGGCGGATTTGACGGAGTAGATGTCACAGAGCCGGATCCATTTGCGAATAGGTTAACATCTGGCAAGACAACTGCCAACTCGTATGCCTTCGCATCAATAGATCGAGCGATAGAGCTTGTTAAGGACCCCGAGTTGATCGAGCAGAACCTAGTTGTTATGCCGGGTATCACCACGGATGCACTGACCACAAAGCTGGTAGAGAAGTGTGAATCTAGAGCAGATTGTTTAGCAATAATTGATTTGCCTGACGTATATTTGCCGGCACATGAAAAGAAGTGCAAAGTGTTTTCTGACAGAATCGGTACAACGCCTTCAAAGGCTGCAAAAGCAATAAAAGCTAGGCAGCTAAACTCTTCTTATGGTGCGACATACTACCCATGGGTAAAGATCAAGGACACTGATTCATCAAGAGATATATGGGTTCCACCTTCAGTAGTTGCTTTGGGTGTCATGGCCTATACAGAGCAAAGAGACGAGGTTTGGTTCGCTCCTGCAGGTTTCAACCGCGGTGGCTTGAACGAAGGGAATGCTGGTGTACCGGTATTGCAAGTTTCTGAGCAGCTTTTATCCAAGCAAAGAGACACACTTTACGAGTCTAGTGTTAATCCAATCGCTTCATTTGTAACTGAAGGTTTGGTTATATTTGGTCAGAAGACACTTCAAACAACACCTTCAGCACTGGATAGGATTAACGTAAGAAGATTGCTCATCTTCGTCAAAAAAGAGATTTCAAGAATCGCAAGCGGTTTACTGTTCGACCAGAACGTACCAGCTACTTGGAACAGATTCCTTGGTCAGGTTAACCCTTTCTTGCAAAGTGTTAAGACAAGACTTGGACTCTCTGATTATAAGGTTATCTTAGATAATAGCACTACAACACCAGACTTGGTGGATAGAAATATTATGTATGCGAAGATCTTCTTGAAGCCAGCTAGAGCAATTGAGTTTATTGCAGTTGATTTTGTTATAACAAATACAGGCGCTTCTTTTGATGATTAAGTTAAAAAAGTGTTTGGAATCATATATAGTTATAGGAGATAATAAATAATGAGTTTTTGGAACCAAGCAAGCATAGAGCCAAAGAGAGCGTTTAGATGGCTACTTTACATCTCTGGTATGCCGCAGTTTATAGTAAAGAATGTAAAGAAGCCAAGTTTTCAGGTAGCAACAACGAACCATGATTTTATAAATTACAAGTTCTACTACCCTGGTCGAGTGACCTGGCAGCCAATCACGGTCACAATTGTTGACCCTGTGCAGCCTGACTCTACAGCTAGTTTGGTTAAGATTCTAGAAAGTGCTGGCTACGTTTTGCCTGATGAATATACTTCGCAAGCAAACGAGCCAAGAACAATCTCCAAGCAAGCGTTCGTAGATGCTCTCGGTGGACAGATACAGCTTGTACAGTTTGGTGCAAACACAGGCGCTCAACAAGAAAACGTTTTGGAAAAGTGGTCTATCAATAATCCTTTCATTACGAGTGTTGATTTTGGGAGCCTAGACTACAGCCAAGATGAGTTGGTAAATATTTCAATAACCTTCCAGTATGATTGGGCTAATCTTGAATTGCCTGAGACAACTCCTGGTAAGATTTGGACTCTTAACCCAACAGCAGCGACAATTGAATAAAAGAAAAGAGGTATAAATGTCAAGAAATTCAAGGAGAACGAAAGTTCGGCAGGTTAACAAGCCTGCACCGCAACCTACTCCTCCTTCTCACCTGAACGACAAATCAAATCCATTTGGTATAAGTTTTGTTGTACCTACTCACACAGTAGAGTTACCCTCTCGTGGAAACTATTATCCACAAGGGTCTACTATGGCGGGAAGAGAGAAAGTAGAAATAAAACAAATGACGGCAAAACAAGAAGAGATTCTATCGAATGCTGATTATTTGACTGATGGCACCATGTTAGATAGACTGGTGTCAAGTATATTAACAGATAACACTATCAATGTAGAAGAGATGTTCTCCGGAGATAAGAATGCTATTATTGTAGAAGCCAGAAGAACTTCCTATGGAAGCGAGTATAGTGTAACACAAACCTGTGAAAATTGCAAAAACAACGAAGTTTTTATATTTGATCTTTCAAAGGTCTCAATAGAAGATCAGGAAATCGAAGGAGTTACTTATTCAGAAGAAACAAACTTGTTTTCTTTTAAACTTCCTTCAACCGGTCTAGACGTCAGCATCAAAATGCTATCTTCTGCAGACCAAAGATTTTTAAATGAACAGAACGATAAAGCAAAGAAGTTAAATATTGAAAATTCAGAAACTTTAAATTTTCTTAGAAGATGTGTTGTCAGTGTAAGCAACATAGAAGACAAACAACTTTTAAATGATTTGTTTTCAGTATTGCCGGTTTTGGATATCCGGAAGATAAAGAAAGTTTCCAACAGTATTGTTCCAACTTTGAACACTAAACAAGAAGTAACATGTGGTGGCTGTGGTCATGTCACCGAAAGCGAGGTGCCCTTTTCGTTGGGCTTCTTTTGGCCTGACATCTGAGTATGTTAAGGAGGTCACATACCAGGAAATATTCTTTCTCCAACATCACGGACGCTTCACGTTTACAGAAGCTTATAACCTACCTATCGGACTTCGAAAGTGGTTTGTGTCGAAAAACATAGACTTAATCGAAGAGAGAAATAACAAATCTTAAAAAACATCCTTAGCTGCATATTTACTAAGAGGTATTGTAAATGAACTGGGAAGAAATCGCAAAGCTGGTCAAACAGGCCGAGAAAGAAAAAGACCCTGTGAAGCAGAAGGGTCTGTTCGAAAAGGTAAAAGCCGGCATTGAATCACTTAAAGAAAAAGCCACCTCCGCGGGCTTCAAGTCTTTCGGCGGCGCCTTCGATATTTTCAAAGAAGCTTCTGATGTATACAAGGCTGAAAGAGAATCAATCAAGAATACCGGATTGTTGCTCGAAGAGCTGTCTGGACCCGGTGGTTTATTTTCAAAATTTTCACAAATTGGTGAAGAAGGCGTAGGTCTCTTTGGTAGAATAGACGAGGGTGTAAAAGGTGCAGACCAGCTAGCTAAAAACATGAAAGGCCTCTTTGCTGTCTTTGATAATGTTGAGTCGCTATCTAAAACTGCCACTGTTCTTAATGAGCTTGGAGTTTCATTCGGTACTTTGGGCGATGTTTTAGACTCAGCAGTTTTAGGCTTTGGGATGTCAGGTGAAGCTGCAGAGAAACTTACAAGATCCATAGCTGGGATTGGCGAAGCAACAGGTGTGGGTATGCAAACAGCCATGGAAAACTTTTCAGCAGCCCAGAAAAGCATGGCTTATGACTCAAATACTTTAATGGAAAATTTCAAAAGCTTACAACTCACAGCTGGACAAACGGGTGTAAGCTTCAATAAGTTGACATCTGCTTTTGGTGAATCGATGGATGAGTTCGGTGGATCTGCACGGAAGGCCGGCTCTTTGAATGCGATATTAGGAAGATCCGTCTTTAATTCAATCGACTTACTTGGCAAGACGGAAGCACAAAGAGTAGAGACAATCGTGAAAGGTATCAAGGAAAGCGTAGATGTTAAAGCACTGGGTAGAAACAAGTTCCAACTAAAAGCAGTAGCGGATGGCCTGGGTTTAACTCCAGACGAAACAAGAAGATTGTTGTCAGGTCAAATGTCCGTGGATGAAGCTCTTGCTGGTAAAGAATCGGCTGATCCAAGAATCAGAGCCAATGCAAAGATGGCGGATCTTCTTGAAAAAAGAACAAACCCAGCCCTCGCACAATTTGAGTACACAATTAGAAGAACTCGCAAAGCCATGGACAATGTAGCAGCAAGTGCAAACAAGGTCCAACGAGATTTGATCAGGAACCTGGCTGATTCTCTTGTTAGAACTGGCCAATTTAAAGATATTTTACCGTCCACGCGCCCAGCTGAAGTGGCAAAGACTCTGGACAACATGATGAATCAGATGTCTCTTGAGCAAGTCGAGAAGATCATCGCCAAGACCAATATTGGGCTCACCACAAAAAAGATAAAAGAAGGTGGACTGTTCGATGCCGAGTTTCTCAGAAAGGAAGGCGGTGAAGCATTTAAAAGATTTTTCATAGCTGTCAAAGAAGAGGCTGCTACAGCAGCCCAAACACCCGGAGGCACCACCGACGAAGCAACAGTTGCCAAATTTGGAAATATGAATTTTTCTCAAGAAACCTTGGACGCCACCAGAGGCGCATTGCGCAAAGAAAACGTCGACGAGCTTCTTGACGCACTTTCGAAAGGGGCAAAACAGTTCGAGGAAATCATGGACAAAATAGCGATTGGGTTGAAGTTAAAAAGAAAGTAAAAGGAGGATAATTTATGGCATCATTTCATGACATAGCAAAAGGTAGCGATCATTTAGTTAAGTTTTTGCACGTTGCAACGGAAACTAGGGTAGAATTCCCTGCCTTTATAAAAGAGTATTCAGATTCTTTTTCCGTATCTTGGGGGACCGAACAGATCTTTGGTCGAATGGATCCCATAAAACCCTATAGAGGCACAACAAGAAGAATCTCTATAGCTTTTGATGTTCTGGCACCAACGTTAGAAAAGGCAAAAGAAAACATGAACAACTACAGCACGCTTGTTAAAATGATGTATCCCGTTTATGGGGAACCACTCCAGGGAGGAGAGAAAGGACTGGGAAGAACCTTGAAGGCGCCACCATTATTGAGAATACAGTTTCTAAACTTAGTAAAGAATTACTCAGATGAGTCCATGGAAGAAGGTTTGCTTGGCTGCATTGGCGGTTTTAGTTTTAGGCCCAATAGGGACTCGGGATTTTTTACCCTTGATAACGAATTGTTGCCAAAGAATTTTAGCATATCTTTCACTTTTGAGCCTCAGCACGAATCACCATTAGGGTTTAGAGGAAAGAACTTCATAAATCCATCTTTTCCTTATGGTAGACCAACAGGAGAGCCTATCGATACAGATAAGGTAGACTCAGGTACAGCCCAAGTGCAAATTAAAAGAGAAAATGATATACTCGGAGGTCAAGAATGATAGATAGAAACGAAAGAAGAGAAATCCTGATCAACGATCACCCTTTCTATAAGAAAAAGCTAAAGAATAGAGGCTTAAAATTTTTCAGGCATTACTCAAAGATGAAATTGTCTGAAATTTCTCAAGAAGATATGAAGGATCTAACTATTTTGGATCATGTTTATGCCACAGGAGATTCTTTGAGTAAAATAGCATACAAGCACTACGGTGACACTAGGTATTGGTGGGTGTTAGCAGCCTTTAACCAGAAGCCAATTGACAATTTAATAAAAACAGGAGATATTATACATGTACCTCTTCCTTTGAATGAGATAATGTATTTATTAACCAGAGATGAGTGACGAAAAATCAATTTCATTTAATGAACAAGGATATTTAATCTGGGATCACTTTATAAAAGGTGCCGGAAGAAAACAAGGAAGCAAGCTGGGTCAGGGTAAGTCATCCAACAGTGGAATAACCTGTCACAAAGTTACAGGCAACTATACCAATGTAGATTTCGTCTCTAAAGTAATAAAAAAAGAAAATATTGATGTTTATAGAAATCTTATGGATCTGGAGACAAGAAAGTTGTCTTCGCTTGTTCCTGAAGTGAAGCTTTTCAAGATAAAAGATAAAAGATATATTCCTTTTTACTTTCCAGTCGCCGCAGAAAATGCTACTATAACATCTTTGCTTCAACCAGGCGCCTCCGTCGGAGGAGTTGGCATTAAAAGTTTTTCTTATCAATTTATAGGTAAAGATTTTTTTACAAGAGACAAGCAGATAGAGTGCTCGTTAGAGCTTTTCGTTGATTCAATAGAGAACGTGTTTAAAACTCCACCACCAGGCTTCGCGACACTAGCAGAATTGTTCACAATTTCTAGATCTGAGAGTGTGTCCTTGAGAGGTTCTATGTCGAAAGAAGTTTCAAGTGAGCAAGTAAACAAGCCCAGTTCACATGAAATTGGAGCATTTATAGGATACTCTGCACCAAACACAGAAGACCTTTTAACACAATCTGAGAGAAGAGCAATAGAAAATACTTCGATATCTTTGAGGATGACATATATAAACCACAATCTTAATGTGGCTCAAGACGGCACGGCCACAATCAAGGTAGATTACATTGGTAGGTTGTCCGGTATTCTGGATGATCCAATGTACAACATTATATCAACACCAGAAGAAATCCTTGCACTCGCAGATATACAGAAAGAGGTAGATGAAGCTAAACGAAGCGCAAAAGTAAATGATGTAAAACGAAAAGAGACTGAAGAGAAGATAAAAAGTATCATAAAAAAGAAAGCGAGTGAAAATTTTATTTCTGTCATGGAAATCTTGAGAAGAGAAAAGAAATTGCACGAAGAACCAATCAGGCTCATCGACTCGAAATTGTATAATCAATATGTTGGTAGACAAGAAGATCCGACTCTTGGTGTACTCATTAAGAATCCTTCGGGAGAGGGGTCACCTACAAATGCATACGACACCGCGAAACTATCCGCACCCGGGTCTGTTATTAGTACTGATCTTGTTACAAACTATGTGTACATGGGAGATTTTATTCAAGCGGTGATTTTCAGCACAAAAGAATCCTTAGAGAGAGCAAAAAAAGATTTAGAGAAACAGCGCCAATCTGGAGCGCTCGGAGCAAACAAGGTAGATGCAAAACTCAAACCCATTCAAAATTCTTTAGATAATTTAGAAAGTTTCAAAGTCCTATTTGGAAAGGTCGCGATCGTTACAGGAGAGACATCAGCGATTCAGGTCAACCTAGCGGATATTCCGGTTTCCGTAAAGACTATTTCAGACTTTGTGTTTAAGAATATTGAACAGAAGTTTTCCTCAAGAAAAACTTTAAAATCATTCTTAGAAGAAGTTGTAGGTCAACTATATCCAATGGCCACAACTAGACACCTTTATAAAGATGCTAAGACCTTGCCTTCAAACATTTCAGTAAAAGCAGTCGGCATTACAGGCGAGCGTACCGCAGTACTTAGCGCTGGAAACTCTGAAGTCTCTATATCTAAGTTGCCCAACTTCTTAAAAAACTTTAATCAAAGAAGAAGAAAGAAGGACGATATTGATTATATGATAATATATTCTGAGGTTTCTTCAAACAGAAACTCTGGCCTCGCGGGAGACGTAAAGAAAGATGCGGAAAAGGGTGTGTATCACTTTAACCTATCAAAAGATAGAGGAATGGTAAAGAGTATCAACTTCAGCTTAAACAATGTAAGATTTAGAAAAGAAGCTTTAATGCTGGAATCTGTTGATTTATACGACGAACTAAAGATGCCTTATAACGCTTCCATAGAAATGGTGGGCAACAACTTGTTCCTACCAGGATCCATGATATATATTAACCCATCCAGCATCGGCTTCGGTGACCCTAGAAACAAGCGATCAGCAGCCGCCAGGCTCGGCCTCGGCGGATATTATATTGTTATCTCTGTCAACACTGCATTCACCGCAGGTCAGATGGTCACAAAGTTAGATACTCAACACCATTCTTGGGCAGACGATGATTCCAGACTATCAACAACAGAGATGCTTCAAGAGACAGGAATCTATCAGACGGCCGTCAGAAATGTGGAAACAGGCAACACAACTAATCTTAAGGAGCTTTACAAGTAATGTCTTTCTTATATAAAGATGGAAAATACAGTACGACTCGCGACAGCTTTGTGGGAAGAAAAGCTTACAAAGAAAATGCTAAGTTAGACCAGGTTCAAGTTCTGGATACATGGTATCAGTATCCAAGTTATGGACTTCTTAACAAAGATTTCGAACCCGTTATATTGAATACTGACGAAACAGGTGCTAACTTAAACATTTTTGGACAATATGCTGGAGAAGACCTGCGCGCAGCCCCCTTTGTCGCAGAGGCTTTTGACGACTTTAGAACTTATTATGTTAACACCACATTGGAGAAAAACGTTGACTTTCCTTTATTTATAGATCAGGTCATACCAAAGGTTGCTTACTTGTCTTTCGATGAGCAATATCAAAATTATGTAGCATCAAATATGAACACTTTTGCTTCTTTGGTTTTGGAGAAAATTTCGTCAATTGATCAATTTAATGAAGAATTGTCTAAAATCATACAAGGAAATATACTTAAATTTCCAATAACTAAGTCCGGTTTCTTGCTCTCCCAACAATGTCCAATAAATGTTTCAGGTCTCTGTGTCGAGCTAGCGATTTTGGACTTTAATTCAGATACAGAAAAAGCGAAACTATTTGACACAAAGGAATTTCAGTGTTATGCTGAGGTTGCAAATGTTTACGGCTTCTATGTTGACAAGAACGCGCCATGGAGATTGATAGCTAATTTGCAGAGCCCCATAATGAAAGAATACATAGACAGGTACAGAAGAGGCACAGACACTGACATAATTTTAGATAAAATGTTTAGAAGTAAAACACAGTACGAGGATATTTCTAGTGTTTACTATTTCCATGCAGCTGTATTCAATGAGATGTTAGATATTTTAGAATTGCAGGCATCGTATTCAATTTCGGAAGAAGATTTAATATCATCGACGTTGAGATATAGAATGTTAGAAACAGGTGTCCCTATGGATCAGTTTGAAAAAAACAGAAATAATGTTTTAGATTTACACAACATATATGCTTCTAGGCATCCTTTTGATCCGCTGAAACAAGCATCCGGAAAGATCGGAAAGATTTGTTCTGAAAAATTGAAAGAAATTTATCTTGCAAAATCAAATATAAACAGTTATAATGAGACAACATTAAAGGAATATAGTGATTTTACAGACCCTAGATATCAAAGATAACTGCACCGGTATTTTCCATAATGATGAATTTTTGCTCGACGGCTTTCAAGAGCTGTTAGATCAATACTCTTTAGCCTGGAAACATTCCCCAATGTTGGATGACGAAAAGTACAAGTATTTGTATTTGCTTATAAAAGAGGAAGATCTTTCTTCGTACTGCCATGACCCGGAGCTTTTCATTACATATCGGAAAAAACTAGAAGCCCACCAAAAGGCAGCAGTTTCTGCAAAAGTTAGTTTGCAAGACACCTGTTTTTTTGATTTGCTACCTGAACATCAATTATTGAAGTGGTTCAGAGTTCGAGCTGGAGCCATGGACAATTTGCAAAAAACAGTACCCTTTCAAGAAGATTATGACATCTTACATAAGGCACATGTACTAACAACGACTATTGCTAGACAGGATATTAACTTCGAGGGTAAAGCAGGTAGAGTTTTGTATAACATTTTCGGGTCGGCAACAGGAAGACTAACAACTCGAAGAGGCTCAGTCCCAGTTTTGACCTTAAAGAGAGAACAGAGAGAATTGATTAAGCCTCAGAACGATGTATTCGTTGAGCTAGATTTAAACGCTGCAGAAGTAAGAACGTTGATAGCTCTTTCAGGCCGAGAGCAGCCACAGGGCGACATTCACGAGTGGGTTGTGAAGAATGTGTTTGATGGAGAGAAAGAGCGCACAAAAGCGAAGGTAGAGTTGTTTGCCTGGCTGTATAATCCTTCGAGTTCGAAAAGTCAATTTGACCAAATTTTTTCGCGGACAATTTTTCGAGATTTTTTTGCCCCTGAAGACCAAGTGCTTACAACGCCATTTGGACGAAGACTTGCCGTAGATGAAAGAAAAGCACAAAATTACTTGCTTCAATCAACAACATCCGATATAGTTATACAAAACGCGTACAAGATTATGAAGATGCTTAAAGGTAAAAAGTCTAAAATAGCGTTCACATTACACGATTCGATTATTGTTGACATGGACAAAAAAGATGCTATAATGTTAAGAGATATAAAAGAGCAGTTTGAGGAAACACCTTGGGGTCCTTTTAGAAGTACGTGTAAAATCGGTAAAACATTTGGTGATTTAAAGGATTTGGTGATTTGAAAACAATATTGGGCATAGGTACAGCAGGCAGCAACGTTGTAAGGCAACTTGGCGAACACAAGGTGTATAAACCATACACAATTTGTACCAAAAATCAAAAAACAACAAAATACCACTTCAACCTACCCGAACTCGACGGTCCCGAGGAATACGAGTCGATGGATATGACAAAGCTAGAGAAGTGGCTGTGCACAATCGAAAAAAATTGCACCGTATTTCTATGCGGAGCATCCAATTCGTCGGGCATCACCCTACGAGCGCTCCACTTTCTACACCAAAGAGGTGTAAAAATGGACATTGTGTATTTTACGCCCGAGATCGAGGTTCTTTCTGAGGAGAAAACTTTATGCGAAAGGGCTGTGAAGGGCGTTTTGCAAAATTATGCTCGAAGTGGCCTATTTGAAAAAATTTGTCTCGTATCCAACCTCCGGTTGGAGCAAATCGCGGGATCGACGAATGTGTTTGATTATTATGATCAAATAAACCGTGTATTTACAAGTACTTACTATATGATGGATGTGTTTAAAAATACAGAACCGGTTACTTCCACCTTTAAAAGACCAAATGCTCCTTGTAGGATAACCACTATTGGCCTGGGATCATTAGAGAATGACGATTTAACGTTTTTTCCTTTCAATCAAGAGGTGGAAGTGGTATACTATTATGGTATCAATGAAGAAAAGTTAAAAACAGAAGAAAACTTGTTCAGAACAATAACAAACACAGTAAAATCAAAAATTACAGAAGAGAGAAAAGTGAGCTTTGGGATTTTTCCAACACAATATGAAGATGACTACATTTACGTGGAATACTTTTCTCCAAAAATTCAAAAATAAATATTGACACAGATTAGAAAATAAGATATTATAAGAATATAAACTAAAAGGAACAAAATGAACAGAGAACAATACGAAGACCTCAAGGTTACGATACAAAATTTTGATCAAACTTACGTGTTTGATGTAGATCCTTCGCTAGTGTATGAGGATACAGCAACTTCACAAATTAGGCAAAAAGGAGCAGTCATCAAGAAGGTTCCTGCTATGGTTGCGGATATCGAGGCAAATGGGCAAGAAATTCCCGCAGACGTAAGAGTGATGCCTGATGGAACTTTTGAGCTTAAAGATGGAATAACCAGATGGCTTTCCCAGAAGAAAATTCCAGGCGGAAAGCTCAAAGTGTCTGTATATCATGACACAATATTTACAAATGAAGACGAGTGGACATTTCATCAAATTGAAGCAAATGAACACGAAACTGCAACATCGAATTCAAAAAAAGACATCGCTTTTCAGGTCGAAAAGCTTTGGACATCAGGCGCTCTAGAAAGAAGACTAGGGTATCGATATATAGGAAATGAAGCTCGCTTTATGAGAGAGGCACCTACGCTTTTAAAGAGTCAAACTTATAAGAGAGCTTCTGTTACCAAGAAATCACTTGAAAATTATTTAAAAAAGTGTGTCAACAGTTCATCAAAGGTAAAGAGTAGGTATCACAATTATACAAAAGGCCCCAACGGGACTTGTTGGGAGACGTTTAGTCAACTAAACACTTTGGGGTGGTCTGGAAATAAAGCAAATGATATTTGTAACAATATTGCAATATACGGAATGTATGACGCCGGCGAGGCAAAGGATATAGCTGGGTATGTCTGGATAAAAGCATCCAAGAATCCAAATGCGAAATATTATCTTTTAGCGTGGGTTGGCAACTTGTCCAACAAAAACAATACAGGCATCAAAAAAGAAAGACAAAGGATTTTTGATGCTTATAAAACAGAAATGCAAAATCATCCAAAGTTTAAAGTTCCTATGTTTGATGGTATCTTTTTCTTGCCACAAATTAAGACAGGCAAAGACAAGGAGATTCTACAAAAACTTTACTCGCCCCAAGAATTAAACTTGACATAAATAACAAAACATAGTATTATAAGAATATGAGTTGGTCAGGATATTTGCTGACCTGCTATAGCCGAGAGTGTGCAAAAAAACAACATACCATAAGGAGGTAATAATAATGGCACTTAATTTAGACGCAATGAAAGCGAAGTTAGATAAACTTAATGGAAAGGGTGAAGGAAAGAAGAATTTCTGGCGCCCAGAAGACGGAGAAAGCAATATTCGTATTGTTTCCACTCCAGATGGTGATCCTTTCAAGGAGAAGTTCTTCCACTATGGAATCGGTGGACAGTCTTTTCTTTGCCCGAAGCGAAACTTCGGAGATGATTGCCCAGCATGCAATTTTGCAAACAAGTTGTGGAACGAGGGTACAGAAGAGAGCAAGCGACAAGCAAAGGAAATGTTCGCAAAGCAGAGGTTCTTTTCACCGGTTCTTGTTCGAGGAGAAGAAGCTGAAGGTATCAGAGTCTGGGGCTATGGTAAGATGGCTTATGAAAAGTTGCTTACAATTGTTCTCGACCCTGATTACGGAGACATTACAGACCCCGAGACTGGCAACGATCTTAAGTTGATGTACGGCAAGCTACCCGGAGCTAGCTTTCCTCGTACTGACATTCGACCTAGGCCACGAAAGACCACCCTTTGTGACGAAGCTGTTGGTGGTGATGAAAGATGTGCGGAACTTTTGGAGACAATTCCGAACTTTGACGAAATTTTCGAGAGAAAGACAACAGAAGAGGTGCAATCAATCATGGATCAACACCTTTCTGGGGAGTCTGGAAACGCCGAACTTGAAAAGTTCGGAAACAACACTAATACTACAACTACTGATGCAGTTGAAGATGCATTCAACGATTTGTTGAACCAGTAGGATATAATATGCCTAAAATATCAAAACTCAAAAAAGGTGCATTAGATATTGCCTCAATTCGAGGCATTATCAACAAGAAAGCTGGTAGGGAAGTGGCACATTCACTTCAGGATAATAATCCAACAGAGGTGAATGAATGGATCCCTACTGGCTCCCGATGGCTTGACGCCATCATCTGCAAAGGCAGACATGCAGGGATTCCTGTGGGTAAGATCTCAGAAATCGCTGGCCTCCCAGGTACTGGCAAGTCATTCTTGGCTGCTCAGATTGCTGGGAACGCTCAAAAGATGGGTATCGATGTGGTGTACTTTGATTCAGAGTCTGCTATCGATCCTTCCTTTATGGAGCGCGCCGGCTGTGATTTGGACAGGTTGATGTATGTTCAGGCAGCATCTGTTGAGTTTGTCCTGGAAACCATCGAAGAATTGCTAGCTACTGGTAACAAATGGCTTTTCATTTGGGACTCCCTGGCCCTTACTCCGTCGATTTCTGATGTTGAAGGAGACTTCAATCCTCAGTCTTCTATGGCAGTAAAGCCGAGAATCCTGGCCAAGGGAATGTCTAAACTAACCATTCCTATCGCTGATGCGAACGCTACCTTTCTAGTTCTCAATCAATTGAAGACTAACTTGGGAGCAAGAACACCAGCCCAGGCCATGACAGAACCATATACGACCCCAGGGGGAAAGGCCATGATTTATGCTTATTCCCTTCGTGTGTGGCTCACCGCAAGAAAAGCTAAAGCTAGTTTCATCGTAGATGACAATGGTTTCCGCATCGGATCTGAAGTGAAGGTAAAGCTAGAAAAGTCTCGTTTCGGGACCCACGGCCGTACCTGTAACTTCAAGATCCTGTGGGGTGATGACGCCGTTGGTGTCCAAGACGAAGAAAGTTGGTTCGATGCAATCCAGATCTCTGAAAGACTTGAACAGTCTGGTGCATGGTTTACGCTAATCCACAATGATGGGTCTAAGGAAAAGTTCCAGCGCAAGCAATGGGTAACCAAACTTGAGAGTGAAAAATTCAGAGAAAGTGTCTTGACTATTATTGAAGAAGATGTTATTATGAAGTTCAAGAATAGAGAAGGCAAAGCAGACGACTTCTATGACGCGGACGATGTCCCGCCGACAGAATAGTCACCCACACAAGCCCGGCTCTTCGCCGGGCTTTTTTTATGGAGAATATAAATGAAGAGAATGATGATAGTGGATGCGTATAACCAGTTTATCCGCGGATATATAGTAGACCCTAGCAAAAACCCAAACGGCTCTCCCATCGGCGGTATGAGGACGTTTATCAATATCCTGAACAAGCTTACAAGAGAGATTAAACCAGATCTCATGGTTTTGGTTTGGGATGGCAAAGGCGGCAGCAAAAAGCGTCGAGCAATGAACAAAAACTACAAAGGCGGCCGCAAGCCTCCAAGGACAAACTGGTCACAAGTAGGAATGGATGAAGAAGACGTCCTAGACAACAAAGTATGGCAACAAATGAGAGTCATTCAATATCTAAATCAGACACCTGTCATCCAGTTCATGGAGAATCTAGTAGAGGCTGATGATGTCATTTCATATGTAAAGAGCAGCTCCGCTTTCACAGAATGGCAAAAAGTTATTGTGTCTGCCGACAAGGATTTTATTCAATTACTTGACGACAAGACAATTTTACACAGACCTATTCAGAAGGAATATTTGAATAAGAACTCTATAGTCGAAAAGTTTAAGATCCATCCGACAAACTTTGCACTGGCTAGAGCTATTGTGGGAGACTCCTCGGATAATCTCCCGGGAGTCCCTCGCGTTGGTTTAGAAACTGTAGCAAAAAGATTTCCTTTTCTAAAAGAGGAAGAGACGCACTACTTAAGTAGTATCCTAGAAGAATGTACCCGGCCAGAGAACAAACAAAAAGTTTACACAAATATTTTAGAATCAAAGGAGTTAATCGAAAACAATTATGATATTATGCAATTATCTTCGCCCATGCTATCAATTCAAGCCAAACAAGGGATTGACGATACGTTTGAGCAATATAAGCCCCACTACAATCAAACGGAAATGAGAAAACTTATGCTTCAGGATGGTGTGTTGACTGTCACTACAACAGACTTGGAACAAAGATTTAATAACATTATCACTTCCTTTTCACAATAAAATCTGGTATAGTATAACAAATACTAAGGAACAAGAATGGAACAAGTAAATAACTTCTCAAAGTTTGGCAAATCATTTCAAGAAGATTTGTGTCATCTGATTTTGAACGACCGAATATTTGCAGATCAGATGTTTGAAGTTTTAGATACAAGCTTTCTAGAATTAAAGCACTTAAGAGTATTTACTAGGAAAGTAAAGGAATATAGAGAAAAGTATGGAGTCCACCCCACATCTAATATCATGCATTCCATCATTCGAACAGGTTTGGATGATGAACCAGAATCAGTCAAGGTACGAATCCGCGAGTACTATGCGAGAGTTCTTGCAAATGGAGAAGTCCCCGACGGTGCAGACTTTATTAAAGATACGGCTCTGGATTTTTGCAAAAAACAAAAACTCAAAGAAGCTCTGATTAAATCAGTTGAGCTTATTAAATCTTCTTCTTTTGATGAAGTTTCAAAAGTTATAGACAACGCCCTTAAATTGGGATCGGACAATACACTAGGTTATGATTATCTTGCAGACTTTGAAGCGCGTTTTGTTAAGAGACACCGCAACCCTATTAGTACGGGCTGGCACGACATCGATGACATTTCTAAGGGAGGTCTTGGGAAAGGGGAGCTTGGTGTTGTTGTTGCTCCTACTGGTGCTGGCAAATCAATGGTACTTGTACATCTCGGGGCAGCGGCACTCAAGGCCGGGAAAAATGTATTACACTACACATTGGAACTTGCTGATACTGTTGTTGCTGGCCGTTACGACGCTGCTATTACTGGCGTTGAATTAAGGAACCTAACAGTATTTAAAGAAAAAATATATGACGAGATTAGAGAAATAAACGGAAAACTTATTGTTAAAGAATATCCAACTAGAAGCGCTAGTATCCAAACAATCAAAAATCACGTTGAGAAGCTAAAAAGGCGAGATTTTGTCCCAGACATGATCATCGTAGACTACGGAGACCTAATCCGACCAGAAAATAGCAGAAAAGATGAGAAAAGGCATCAACTGGAAACTATTTACGAAGAGCTTAGAGGAATAGCTCAAATTTGTGAATGTCCACTCTGGACTGCATCGCAAACTAACAGATCTGGGTTGAACGCAGAAGTGATCACAATGGAGTCAATCTCCGAGGCGTTCAACAAATGTTTTGTAGCAGATTTCATCTTCACGGTGTCGAGAACCGTGGAGGATAAAAACACCAATCAGGGACGCATTTTTGTAGCAAAAAACAGGAATGGTCCAGATGGACTGGTGTATCCACTATTCATGGACACGAGCAATGTGAAGATTAAAGTCCTGCCAAAAACAGGCGAAACCGCGAATGATATTATCCAAAAATCTTCTGCAGAAAGGTTAGCAAACCTGAAAGAGAAGTACAAGATTTTTAAGAAAGAAGGAGGAAATAAATAATGGAACTATCAAATCAAATCTTATCAGAAATTACAGTACACATGAAGTACGCGAGGTACCTAGAAAAAGAAAAGAGAAGAGAGACTTGGGAGGAGCTTGTTACGAGAAATATGAACATGCATCTCAAGAAGTTTCCAGAACTTGAACTTCAAATTAGAAAAGCCTATAAGATGGTTTATGATAAGAAGGTTTTACCATCCATGCGATCGATGCAGTTTGGTGGCAAACCAATTGAGGTAGCTCCAAATAGAATTTTTAACTGCGCTTTTATGCCTGCCGATGACTGGCGCTGTTTTAGTGAAGCTATGTTTCTTCTTCTTGGAGGAACAGGAGTCGGGTACTCTGTGCAAAAGCATCATGTGGAGAAGTTACCAGAGATCAGATGCCCAAACATGAAGAGAACACGACGCTTTCTTGTCAATGATTCCATTGAAGGTTGGGCTGATGCTGTTCAGGCATTAGTTAAATCTTATTTTTACGGAGGGTCCAGACTCCGATTTGATTATTCAGATATTCGCCCGAAGGGCGCCGCGCTCATTACTTCTGGAGGTAAGGCCCCAGGACCTCAGCCCCTGCGCGAGTGCTTAGTAAAGCTAGAGGGAATGCTCTCACAGAAGGACAATGGAGATAAGCTAACGCCAATCGAAGTGCACGATATGATTTGTCATATAGCAGACGCTGTGCTGGCAGGTGGCATTCGCCGCGCCGCTCTCATTTCTTTATTCTCAGCCGATGATGAAGATATGATTGCTGCAAAAACAGGTAACTGGTGGGAGACCAATCCACAACGAGGTAGAGCAAACAACTCGGTTGTCCTACTCCGACACAAGATTGATAGAGAATACTTTATGAATCTCTGGGAAAGAGTGAAGGCATCTGGAGCTGG